ATCGAGCCAGACCACGAAGAGTTAAAGGCGATGGGCAAGTGGCCGTTGCCTAGTCCGTTCTTTGCTTACCACGTTTCGTCCAGTGGTCCTACCCGCACCTACCCGCCAACGATGGGGCAGGAGGCGGTGCTGGCGTTGCTAGAAGCCTACCCCAAACATCACGCCATTATTATCGGGCTGGATAACTCAAACAACTTCAAGGTGGATCATCCGCGAGTGATTGACTTATTTAACTGCACCAAGACTGTACGCTCGTTGTTCCCGATTATCAGCGGGGCTGACTTCGTTGTCGCACCAGATAGCTCAGTCAATCACATGGCTGCTGGGTTGGATACGCCGTGTGTGTCACTGTGGGGCAGCTACGATCCAGCGGATCGCATGACCTATTACCCTAAGAACGTATCGGTGTTCAAGCCAGATACCTGCCCACACGCACCTTGCCGTCCGCACGCTGGGTTGCCGCAGGCTAAGTGTAAGGACGCGAGCAATCGCACACCCTTGACACAGTATTGGTGCAATGCTATAAGAAACATTAAGGCAGAAGATATTGTTAAGGCCGCAAAGGAGGCGATGGAAGATGAAAACAAAAATATGCAGGATGTGCAAGGAATCAAAAGAAAGAATTGATTTCTATAAATCAAAAGAAAATTTAGACGGCTTGTTTTCTTATTGCAAGGCATGCTCTCTTAAGAGATGGAAGGAATACAATTCAAGTCATAAGGAAATACGATTAGAAAAAAGCAGAGAGTACGGAAGGAAAAACTTGAAACTGATTGTTGAAAAAAATAGGATATATAGGAAAAAAAATAAAGAGAGGTGTAATGGCTATTATAAAAAGTGGGCATCAAATAATATAAAAAAAGTAAAAGCAAGGCAGTTGTGGAATGCTGCAAAAACAAGAGCTAAAAACCTTGGCTTGGATTTTGATCTTACGAAAGAATTTGTTTACAAAAAACTAGATATTGGAATATGCGAATACACTGGGCTTAAAATAGATATGAGAATAAATTTATCTGGAAGGCTTGCTCTTTCACCAAGTCTGGAAAGAAAAATTCCAAGCCGAGGTTATACCCAAAAAAATGTTGTACTTGCATGTTGGGCAATGAATGCGTTTAAATCGTCTCATACTATTCAAGAAATTATCCCAATAGCTAAAGCATTTTTATTGAAGCAAGAAACCAATCCAGCGGATGGTACGCAGGGAGATCCTGCGTCTGGTGTCCTCAGTGTGTCCACCACTTGAAACAAAGCTGGTTTGATTTATGACAACCGCACAACGGCAAGCTGAAGAGATCGTAGGCCAAGTGGATTGGCAGTCCGAGAACCACGGGCTGTGCAAATGTCCAGGTGAGGCTGCGCATACCAGCCACACTCGCATCCGAGACACAACGGTGTTTGTGGATGGCGCGCCTACGATATTCTGCTGGCACACTTCCTGCACGCCGTACCGAGATGAGGCTAACCGCAAGCTGCGCCGAGCTATAGGTGGCGATGTTCTTTACAAGCCCACCAACATCATGTCGGGTGGTACTGCTGCGCCCAAGCTAATCATCAAGAAAGACCCGCACTCCGAGGTGTTGGATAGGATCAAGACGATTGCTGAGTCAAACAAGCAAAGATACTTGACTCACTACAATTGGGACCCAGCAGATATGTACGAGGAGAGTCCAGTTAAGCTAGGCGATCCAGCGCAGGACTATCAGTTGTTCCTCTCTATGTTTAATGTCGCTGACAATATCTGGATTGGTGATGTCAAGGACAGCGGAAGACATCCGCAGAACTTTAGGTCAGCTTGGGATTGGCGGAAGTTGGACGAGCCAATTGGGCAGTACACAACTGGCGCGACCTACAAGCTGGATACGGTTAGCCGATCCAATGACACCGTTGAGCATAGGGTGTTCCTTGTTGTCGAGTCCGATGTGTTAACCAAGCCAGAGATGGGCGCGGTGTTCCAATTGATGCGCGATTTATTCAGCATGAAACTACACGCCGTTGTGGATACTGGCGGAAAGAGCTTGCATGGTTGGTTTGAGATGCCACCAAAGAATGAATGGGTGGATCAGTTAAAAGCTTTTCTTATTCCGTTAGGGTGCGACCCTGCAACATTCAAGCCCAGTCAACCCGTTAGGATTCCTGGGGCAAAAAGAAACGACAAGATGCAAAGCCTGCTTTGGTTTTGCAAAGGAGGAAAATGATAGAACCAGCCGTAGCACTTGGTATCAAACCCAAGACCGATGAGTGGCCACCGATTAAATCTTATGCACAACTTATTAAGGAAGACTTGCCCGCACCAGAGACACTAATTGAGGGAATGCTGCATAGAGGGGGCAAGATGTTGCTGGGTGGGGGAAGCAAGGCGTTTAAGAGTTGGAGCTTAATTGACCTAGCCTTATCGCTACACGCTGGCGTGCCTTGGTGGGGGCAACAGTGCAAGATGTCGCGGGTGTTGTTTATCAACTTCGAGATCCAAGAATGGAGCTTTCGCAATCGGCTGGCTGATGTTGTCAAGGCAAAGGGACTGGAAGACAAGGCTGATGACTTTGATACATGGACGCTCCGAGGCCACGCTGCCGACTTAACTCTCATCCGCCCTATGATCGAGAAGCAGATTGAAGGGAAGGGATACCAAGCCATAATCCTTGATCCAAACTATATGCTGATGGGGGAGAGGGATGAGAACAGCGCGGGCGATATGTCAAGTCTAATGAATGAGTTTGAGTACTTAGCGACCCGCCACAACCTGTCGATCATCCTGTCACACCACTTTAGCAAGGGCAACAAGAGTGGGTCAGAGTCGATTGATAGGTTTAGTGGAAGCGGGGTGTTTGCCCGCAATCCAGACAGCTTGGTGGTACTCACGCCACACGAAGAGGATGAGCGCACCTTTACTTGCGAGGTCACACTGCGCAACTTCAGCCCCATGGATGCCTTCGTTGTCCAATGGTCTTACCCGCTGTTCCGCCAGAACTTTAACCTCAACCCAGACAAGCTAAAGAAACCAGGCGCACACAAGGCGGTTGACGATAAAAAGTTCCTAACCGAGATGGGTTCAAAGGAGTGGCAGGCGGGTGATTTATGCCGCCATATCATCGAAAAGCTGGAAGTATCAGAATCCACGTTTTATCGCTATCTTAAACGCCTTCACAAGGCCAAGAAGATACTGTCTGACAATGGCTTGTATACTGCCAATCAGACTACTTTCTAATCTACTTTCAAGTTACTATCATTTATAGAGCAGTCAGACTCCTTATAATAATAAGGAATATTACGCGAAGGAAAGTAGGGGGAAGGACTCCTTAGTCCGTCCTCCCCCCATACCACTACGTTCTTTCCGAAGCGTGTTTCTGGTAATCAGAACAAAGAACGAAAGCTGGGCTGGGTTGGGCTGGGTTGGGCTGGGTTGGCTCAGACATCCTCACACCTGCCAAAGAACGAAGTTGGTTATCAGGTGGGGGATGTGGTACAATCGTGAAATGAACAAGTCGAAACCAGGTTTATACGCCAACATCAACGCCAGACGCAAGGCTGGCACTAGCCGTCCTAAATCCAAAAGCACCATCAGCCCCCGCACTTGGCGCATGATGAAGGCTAAGAAGGGCGGTTTTGCAGAGTGATCGGGAGCAACTGAAGGCGAGCCATAAGTTTATCGGCCTACTTCAGCGAGAGAATGCGCAGCTACACGGCGTACTGAGGCTATTAGGGCAACTGGTAGACGATATGAATGCCAACTGCTCCTATGAGGTGTTCGAGGCACAGTGGAATGGGCTGACGGAGCAAGTAAAGAGGCTGTCAGGCTTCTTTGAGAGCCACCAGAAGGCACTGCAATCGCTTCAGGACTCGATTCCTGATGACTTTGACACTGATGAGGTAGATGACCAATGAGTACACAAGATTTACCATGTAACAGCCCAAGGCGCACCCCTGGAGGACCAAAGAAGTTCGTAGTAAGGGCTTGCAAGGGTGGTGAGAGCAAGACTATCCGCTATGGCGATCCCAAGATGACCATCAAGAAGAGCAATCCAGCCCGCAGGCGTAGCTTCAGGGCGAGGCATGGGTGTGACAGCAAGCCTCCAAGCAAGCTGACAGCACGGTACTGGTCGTGCAAGAACTGGTAATATGCCAAAGGTAGCCAAAAAAACACGCCACAATGCCCCGCAATCGCGCAGAAAGGCTGTTTCTAGGCGTTTTGACTCGAAATGTGATGCCCCAGACCTTCCAGTGGTCAAATTCAAGGTTGAACCGCTAGATAACAAAGCCTGCTGTTGCCGTATCGGACGCTAGACTGCCGTTTACACACCCCTTATAGGGCTATTCTACATGCCCCTTATAGGCTATCGCTCCCGCGAAAGGCTACGTTACCGTTTGGATGCCTGCGCTTACGTTTGACGCTCCCGCCGAAACTTATCCCAACGCTCCCGCTGAGACTTTCCAACCTTGGCATAATGCTCCCGCGATAACTTGCGGGCTTTGCAAGATCCTTTGACGCTCCCGCCTTTTCGCCCTAGGCGCGAAAGGTACGCTTTTATAATTTCTTCTTCTGTCATATTTTTATATGCTCCTTATAGGGTGGTATGCTTCCGTTTGTAAAGACGGAATGCCTGCGCTGCCGTTTATAGGCAAGCGCGAAAGCCGTTGGGGTTTGAACCCTTTGGCTAAATTAGTTGTTCAGCTATTCATCAAGTCAAATACAGCAATCCCAAAACTATCCTCAAACCAATGCCATATTTCCTCTCGATGAGTTCCAACTTGAAAGTGTTGGAATGGAAGCTCAATGCAATCCTTATCATCCGTTGGAATATCTCCCAACTTTTGCCATAATACTTTTACTTTTTTCATCATATCCTCCTTCTTTCTTTTATATCCTCAGCTACCAACTTGTTAATCAGTTTCAGGGAATACTCTCCCCATTGCTCCATTGCTATCTGCACCGCCCTTTTGTAAGATACGCCCTCTTTCTTGGCCATCTTTCGCAGATAGGTTTCAGTAATTCCAACTTCATCCAATTGCTTTGGGTGTGTCATATATTTGTCTTTCTTATTCATTATGCCCCGATATTGTCCCAATCTTTTATTACCACGTTTATATTTTCGGGCTTGCTAACTACTTCGGCAACACCGCCGCGAACGTCAATAACTACTGTTATGGATTCATAATGCTTCTTCAATCGCACCGCCTCCTCGAATAACTTACTCATCCTTGCGTTATATCTTTGCGCTCCTGTTCTTGTCTTAATCATTTTCATATCCTCTTTCTTTCTTTCATTCGCGCAATCAATAAAGACTGCGCTGCCGTTTATAGGATGCCCTGGCGAGAGCCAGAATCCATCCTCCGTTCCCCTCCGTTACGAGGGGAAACGAGGAGAGACTAAGCTACAACCTCCCAGCCGTTGCTGGTCATTGAAGCAGTCACCAATCCTTTCCACTCCCTAGCCTCCTCATTGGTCATCCAATAACCCAGCCAAGGCTGTGAAGAATCCTCCAATGCCGTAGCCTTCTGCGATCCATTCGGTTCGATGGCGTGGACTATTGTTCTTCCAGAACATTTCAATTTGATTGGTGGATGTGGTATGCGGTTTATCATTGTGTGCGTGTCCTCTCTTTTCTGTTTGTTAGGTCATCTCTATCGAGTTTGACCTCTCCTCCCCTCAGTAACGAGGAGAGACGAGGGAAAACTTATTTCCGTTTATTGCGTGGCCATACCAGCCATACAAAGGCGAGCAGCAGCCCGCCGTGGAGCAGCCCAAGGGCGTAGACTTGGGGGGAATTCATTCCTTCACCTCTTCCGCGCTTGTGGGATTCCAGTCACCATCTCCTATGATTTCCGTCCACTTGCTTCCGTCTATCTGATCGGCTTTGTCCATTGCTTCCTCTTCGCTATTCGCCATCACTTCAAGCTCGTAGTGGCTTATACTGTTTGCAGATACTATATATTTTTTCATTTTGTTTTCCTTTCATTTTCGATTGCCGATGATGCCAAGCTATAAGTTGCCATCACAATATCTATCAAGCTTGAATTGGAATATCCTAATTCATCGCCCTCTGGCCTTGTGAGTTTTTCAATTCGCTTCAATACGCGCAACAACTTATCTGTTTTAGTGTTTTTCATTTTGTTTTTTCTCCTTTTTAGTCAACGTATGGGAAAGACAAGTTTTCATCCTCCCACTTTTTAATTGTGATTATATAGCCAATTCGATTTACAAAGTGATACCCCGCGACTATCGTTGGAACGCCGTTGTCATCGTCAACCAACGTCCAAACGCGTTTATTGTCTTGCGCGCCTACAAAGGCAACGTCATCGCCGTAAGTCTCAAACACTTCGCAACCCTCCTCTCGCCTAATAGGAATATAATCATCGATGCTTCCAACCTTCTTTTTCTTTAGTGTTTTATTCATTTTTTCCTCTCTTCTCTCCATATAGAACCTCAGCAGTTGCACTCAGCACCTCCCAATTGATTCCCACGTTGGCATCGTGATTCTTCTTTACGCT